TTCTACCTCAGTATGAACTTAATCGATTGCTCGGTCTGGGTAACCAACTCCTTATGGCCCGGCAAGGGCTGGCTAACGTCCCGCTCAGACTCCCTCAGGCCGACCTCGACAAAAAACAAACCGATGCCCTCGAAAAGAGCCGCCGGGATCTGGAGTTGTCACGCCTGAAGGGTGAAGCAAAAGAGCGCCTGAGACTGAGTTATGCAGCCGATGACCTGGGGTTAACCAGTGATCCGCAATTCCAGACAGGCCGTCAGGAGTTGATTAATAACGGTCTTGCTGAATGGCGGAATAATGAGGCCAACAAACCTAAGGCGAAGGGCGGTAAAACCGAAGGCGAGAAAACCGAGGATGTGTATAAGCGCCTTATCAAGCAGCAAAAAGAGCAGATTGCCCTGCAAGGCCAGAATACTGAACTGGCGAAGGTTAAATACCAGGTCAGCCAGGGCGAACTTGCTTCTCTGACAGAAGCCCAGAAAAAGACGGTATTGCAGAATGCTGCGCTGATTGACCAGGTTAAATTACGTGAGCAACTGCGAAATTACGAAGCCAACCTTGCCGACAGTAACGCCAGCGCCCGCGCAGCCAATGAAGCGCAACTGCTGGGATATGGGCAGGGAACCAGGTTCCGTGAAAGACTTCAGGAGCAGTTCAATCTGCGTAAGGAGTTTGAGCAGAAGAATACCGATCTTCTGCGCCAGCGTCAGGCTGGTGAAATCGACGAGACTTTCTATCAGCAGGGGCTGGCACTTAATAAGCGCTACCTCGAAGAGCGCCTGCGCGACCAGGAGGGATATTACGCAGCTTCTGATGCGCAACGTGACGACTGGATGACGGGACTGTCTGAGGGTTATGCGAACTGGGTGGACGAAGCTACTGATTATTCTTCCATGGCCGCTGACGGCATGAAGCAGGCCATGGGTGGCGCGGTCACCACGATCACCGACATGCTCAATGGCAACGTTGACAGCTGGAAGGACTGGGGCGTGAGCGTACTGAAGATCATCCAGAACGTTCTGGTGAACATGGCTGTTGCTAATGGCGTCAGCTCAATTGGATCACTGTTCAGTTTTGGCGCCTCGTCAGCCGCAACCGCCAGCAGCGGTACCGCTATTCAGAATGCTGGCGCGAACTTTACCTTTAATGCGAAGGGTAATGTTTACGACTCTCCGTCCCTGAGCGCTTACAGCAATGGCGTTTTTCAGACGCCTCAGCTGTTTGCTTTTGCCAAAGGCGCAGGGGTTTTTGCCGAGGCTGGTCCGGAAGCCATTATGCCGCTTACGCGCGCCGCTGATGGTTCGCTTGGCGTTCGGGCAGTTGGTGCTCCGCAGGTCTCCGGCGGTGTGCCTTCAGTTAACTTCGGCGATATCAATATTCAGGGTGGATCACCACAGGCAGCCAGTCAGGGAACCGCCGGCGCCGCTGGCAGACAACTGAAAGATGCCATCACTGGCGTCATTAACGAACAGGCCAGTATGCCGGGCTCGCCTCTGTGGCGATTAATCAAGGGAGTTTAACCATGGCAGTCGAAACCTTCAGCTGGTGCCCAAAGGTTGCCTCTCAGGTTGATACAAGTTTTCGTACCCGAAAGGCGCAGTTTGGCGATGGCTATACACAGGTGGCCGGGGACGGCATCAACCCGGTAACACCTCAGTGGAGCGTGAGCTTTACCGGCGACGAGGCTTACATTCAGGCCATTAAAAACTTTCTGAACAGACATACAGGGTGGAAGTCATTTATCTGGAAGCCGCCGCTTGAGCCTTCAGGTTTATGGCGCGCGGAATCCTTCCAGATATCTACCCACGGCAACAAAAAATACACCCTCAGCAGTACATTCATACAGGCATACCATCCATGAGTATTTCATCTGATGTCCAGAAACTGGAACCGGGTAAGCGCGTCCGCCTGATCGAGGTGGACGGCTCAGCGTTCGGTGCAGGTATTCTTCGCTTTCACAACGAGACAATCCCGCATACCGAGGCGGAAATCATCGCCGCAGGCGGCGACGAGTCAAAACTTGAGCCGAAGTCGGTGTGGTGGCAGGGGCAGGAGTATGGCGCGTGGCCGTATGAACTGACCGGCATATCTGTAAGCAGTGACGGCCAGAGTTCACGGCCGTCACTCGCTGTTGCAAACATCAGCGGTACGATTGGCGCGCTGTGCCGCAGGTTTCAGGGGATGGCTAAAGCAAAGGTGATCATCCATGACACCTTCGCTCACTACCTGGACGCAAGAAATTTTCCTGGCGGGAACCCGACTGCGAATCCCAACGAGGAGCGCAAACAGGTTTATTACATCGACCGTAAATCAGGGTCAGACGATGAAACCGTAGAGTTTGAGCTTTCCAGTCCAGCCGATCTGCGCGGGCAACTCATTCCGACCCGGCAAATTCAGCCAATGTGCACGTGGTGCATGCGGGGCTGGTACAAAACCGGAAACGGTTGCACCTACGCCGGACAAAACGGCTGGTTCGATAAAGACGGCAACCGGGTGGACGATCCTTCACAGGATGTTTGCTCCGGATTGCTGTCAACGGGCTGTAAACCTCGCTTCGGCGAGAATGAACAGCTGGATTATGGCGGGTTCCCCGGCGCTTCACTTCTGAGAGGATAATCATGCGCGACAAAACAGTTAGCGCCATTCTGGCGCATGCCGCCGCAACCTTCCCCGAGGAGTGCTGTGGCGTGGTTATTCAGAAGGGGCGAGTGGAGAAATACATCCCCTGCAAAAATAATGCTGAGTCGCCGACTGAGCAATTTGAACTTAATCCTGAGGATTATGCGGCCGCCGAAGAGCAGGGCACTGTGGTGGCGATCGTCCACAGCCATCCCGGTGACGGGGCAACAACTCAGCCGAGCGAGCTCGACATGCTGATGTGTGATGCCACGGAACTGCCGTGGATTATTGCATCGTGGCCGGAGGGCGACATTCGGACCGTCATGCCTCGCGGAGACCGACCCCTCACAGGGCGCCAGTTTGTACTCGGGTATGCAGACTGCTGGTCTCTCATTATGGACTATTTCCGCATCGAGCACGGCATTGAACTGCCCAACTACAGCGTAGATCGCCACTGGTGGGAGCAGGGTGAAAACCTCTATATGGATAACTGGCAGGAATGCGGTTTCCGTGAGTACGACGGCCCCGCTCAGCCCGGTGACATGGTTATCATGCAGGTTCAGTCCACCGTCCCGAACCATGCCGGGATTTTGCTTGATGGCAACATGCTACTGCATCACATGTACGGTCAGCTAAGCCAGCGCATTCCTTACGGCGGCTATTATCGTGACCGTACCATCAAAATTCTGCGTTATAAGGATTTGATGTAATGGAAAGAAAAACCGTCATTAAACTCAGCGGCTCAATGGCTCAGCGATTTGGCAGGACACATCGCCGCGCACTAACGTCTGCCAGCGAAGTGTTCAGGGCGCTTTCTAACACCATTGACGGCTTTGATGCTTATCTGCGTGAAGCTCGGGCAAAGGGACTGGATTTTGTTATTTTCCGGGATCGCCGCAATATCGGACACGAAGAGTTTGAGCTCCTGGGCCCAGGGGATGAACTGAGAATAATCCCTGTAATAAGGGGAAGCAAAAGAGCGGGAGTTTTCCAGGCATTGCTCGGAACGGCTTTGGTGGCTGCGGCCATATGGATGCCAGGAGTTAGTATTGCAGCAAGTAACCTAATGTTCTCCGTAGGTGCCGCGATGGCCGTTGGCGGTGTAGTGCAAATGCTCTCTCCTCAGGTCTCAGGTCTGCGAATGCGGCAAGATCCTGATAACAAACCTTCCTATGCGTTTGGTGGACCCGTTAATACGACAGCTTCCGGTAATCCCGTTCCCCTGCTTTATGGTCAGCGAGAAATAGGCGGCGCTATTATCTCCGCCGGGATATATGCAGAAGATCAGCAATAAACCAAACCACCCACTGTAAGCCACCTAACGGTGGCTTTTTTTATGGACGCGATATGACGACGACAATCATCAAAGGCCGCGGCAAAGGTGGCAGCAATCAGACCCGAACGCCTGTTGAGGCACCGGACAGCATTCAGTCCATTGCCAGGGCAAAAGTGCTTATTGCTCTTGGGGAGGGGGAGTTCGCCGGTGGGCTTGATGGTAAAAATATTTTCCTTGGTGACTCATCTTCATACACGCCTCTCCAGAACGCCGACGGAAGTTACAATTTCAATAATGTAAAATACGAGTTCCGTTCCGGTACTCAGGACCAGGATTACATTCAGGGCTTTCCGGGCATTGAAAACGAACTTCAGGTTTCATATGAGCTGAAACAGGCTGTGCCGTACGTGCGCGCGGTATCCAACACGCAGCTCTCTGCGCTGCGAATTCGCCTGGGATGGCCAACTCTTTTACTCCAGAAAAACAACGGTGATAAAGTCGGCACCCGCGTCGAGTATGCTATCGATCTGTCGGTCGATGGTGGGCCGTATGAAACGGTGGTTAACGGTGCTGTTGATGACAAAACCACGTCGCTTTATGAGCGCAGTCACCGCGTCAATCTTCCGAAAGCCTCGACTGGATGGCAGTTGCGGGTTCGCAGAATCACGCCGGATTCCACGAGCGTGAATATCGTCGACACCATGCGTGTTGTGGCCGTTACTGAAATTATTGACGCCAAACTTCGCTACGTTAACACAGCGCTGCTGTATGTAGAGTTTGACGCAAAGCAGTTCCCTAATGGCATTCCTCAGGTTGTGTGCAATCCGAAAGGGCGAATCATCCGTGTACCTGATACTTATGATCCCGAAACCCGCACTTATTCTGGTACATGGGAGGGCGTATTTAAATGGGCGTGGACGGATAACCCTGCCTGGATTTATTACGACATCATTCTGAACGAGCGCTTCGGGCTAGGTCAAAGAATTGATGCGACTCAGATAGACAAATGGGAGCTTTATCGTATCGCCCAGTATTGCGATCAGCAGGTACCAGATGGCAAGGGCGGAAGTGGGACGGAGCCTCGTTTTCGTTGCAACGTTTATATTCAGGACCGTAATGACGCCTGGACTGTACTTCGTGATCTGGCGGGTATATTTCGCGGCATGACGTACTGGGGCGACAATAAGATGTATGTCCTGGCTGATATGCCACGGGATGTGTGGCACATCTATAACCACGCCAGCGTTGTTGAAGGAAAATTTACCTTTGCGGATCCGAGTGAAACCACCCGAAACACTGCCGCGCTGGTGAACTGGTCAGACCCAGCCAACCACTATAAAGACACGCCTGAGCCTGTTTACGATAGCGATCTGGCCATGCGCTTCGATTATCGTCAGCTCGAAATGACTGCGATCGGCTGCACCAGGCAGTCAGAGGCAAACCGGCGGGGGCGCTGGGCGCTGCTCACTAACGGTATCGGCGAGGTGGTGACCTTCAGCACGGGCATGGACGTTCCCCCTGTCGGAGAGGTGATCGGCGTGGCTGCTAACGAGCTGGCCGGAAGAACTATCGGCGGCAGGGTGAGTGCGGTTAACGGCCGCAACATAACCCTCGATCGCGCTGCTGATGTGAAAGCCGGTAACAGGCTGTTTTTGAATCTTCCGTCAGGCACAGCTCAGGCCAGAACCGTCCAGGCCGTTAACGGAAACACAGTCACTGTCACCACACCCTACAGCGAAACGCCGGAGGCTGAATGTAACTGGGGTGTGGACTCGGACGATCTGTTTATAGCGCTTTTCCGTGTTACGGGAACGCGGGACAACAACGACGGTACTTTCGAGGTCACCGGGACGACTTACAACCCTGATATCTATTCCGCTGTTGATACCGGCGCAAGACTGGACGAGCGGCCAGTCAGTGTCATTCCACCGGGGGTTCAGGCTCCCCCAGGAAATATTGTCGTAGACAGTTACTCTACGGTTAACCAGAACATTGCGATTACCACTATGCGCGTTGCCTGGGATTCTGCTCAGGGTGCAGTTGCGTACGAGGCGGAATGGCGGCGTGACAGCGGCAACTGGATTAGTGTGCCCCGAACGTCTTCTCTCGGCTTTGAAGTGCAGGGTATCTACTCGGGTCGCTATCTGGTCCGTGTCAGGGCGGTGAACGCCAGCGACGTTTCATCAGTATGGGCGACATCATCAGAAGTAAATCTTACGGGTAAAGTGGGCAATCCGCCGAAACCGGTCGGCTTCATCGCTTCTGATAATGTGGTTTTTGGTATCGAGCTTAGCTGGGGATTCCCGGCGAACACCGACGACACGCTGAAAACAGAAATCCAGTACAGCCTGACCGGTACCGAGGACGATGCGATGCTGCTGGCCGATGTGCCTTACCCGCAGCGCAAGTATCAGCAGATGGGCCTGAAAGCGGGGCAAATTTTCTGGTACCGGGCGCAGCTGGTGGACAGAACAGGCAATGAGTCGGGTTATACAGACTGGGTGCGTGGACAGGCCAGTATCGATGTGTCGGATATCACCGATGTTATCCTGGAAGATATTAAAGAATCGGACACGTTCAAGGAACTGATCGAAAGCGCAGTAGACAGCAACGAGAAAATTGCTGGTATGGCCGACGACATCAGACAGAACGCTGACGATCTGGAGCAGCAGGCGCTGGCCATCAAGGAAAACGCCGACGGGCTCGCCCAGGCTGAAGTGAAGATTGACGAAATCTCTGTCTCAATGGATGGAATGACGGGAGGCGTTAAAAACTCTTCGATCGCGGTTATCCAGAACAGCCTCGCTCAGGTTACCAGCCGTCGATCCCAGACAGCCACCAACGCCGGGAACAGCGCCAGCATCGAACGTATTGACACCACCATTGCAGATACCAGCCAGGCGGTTGCCCGTGCGCTGGTGACGCTTGATGCGTCTGCCGGTGGTAATGTCTCAAGCGCGACCGATCTCACCGAAACACTTGCTGATTTCACGCAGGCCTCGGCCACAAAAATCAACTCTCTGACGGTTACGGTAAACGGCCAGACTGCGGCTATTAATCAGACCGCCCAGGCGGTGGCTGATGTAAACGGCAACCTGAGCGCGATGTACAACATCAAGGTGGCGGTGGACTCCAATGGACGCCAGTACGCCGCAGGGATGGGGATCGGCGTTGAGAATACACCGTCCGGCATGCAGTCACAGGTGCTGTTTGTTGCTGACCGTTTCGCAGTGATGTCTCAGGCTGGCGGGGCTGTTACGCTGCCATTCGTGATCCAGAACGGGCAAACGTTCATCCGGGATACGTTCATTCAGGACGGAACCATCAGCAATGCCAAGATCGGCAACTTTATTCAGTCGAATACATTCACTGCTGGCTCTGTGGGTTGGAACATCAACAAAAATGGTAACGCTGAATTCAATAACGCTACCGTCCGGGGAAGCCTGTATGCCACCAACGGCAACTTTGCGTTTAACGGAACCGGTAACACGGTGGTTATTAACGATAACGGCGTTACCGTTGCCATCCCCGGCGGCGGGACCATCAGACTAGGTAAGTGGTAATCATGCCAACAGGATTGAGAATTGATTATAACGACGGGTCGAAGGTGATGGAGATCACCGCGGGATTGCGGTGCCCTTCTTTTGGAGGGCGGTTTCCTAACGGGTACGGTCTGAATAAGTACGTTGATATCAGCGGTTATGTTTCAGGTTCACAGGTTGTCGTCATGCCTTACGAAACGGTCAGGCTTGAAACAGGCCTACTGCACAAGCTGAATTCGGTGACGGTGTCTGGCGCAAGGGTCACACAGAACGCGGTGATGAAGGCTTTCGATACAGGAGAAAAGGCCAGCACCTATACCTTCCCCGGGTCAGTCTGGCAGATCTTCCCCGTGGGTCAGAAATCAGGGTTCGGACTCTTGATCAGCGAAAGCACTGACTTTACCGCAATTACCAACGCGACTCAGTCAGGGCAGTGCATCTGGCAGGGGACCGTGAATGTCCCTCTTGGCGGGTGGGCTGTGCCCACAATCAGTGGCTATGACAAAAACAACTATGTCGTTTTTGGACGCTGCAATAGTGGGAACACAATCGACTTCGATGGAACAACCGTACGATTTTACCAGCCGCCGTCAGGGCGTGGACACAGGCCCACAACCGGTACCATTGATATCGTCATCTTCGCGAGCGGGGTGACACCAACACCAGGGAACGGCCTCACTATCCTTAATGCGGCAGGGCAGTGCACGTTCTCTACTGTTAAGCGTCCGTTTGTCTTCCTGGGCGGGATGTGGAAACCCTCTACGTCGGGGGTGTCTATCGGCAATGGATATGTGCCACTTGGTCGGTATGGTTTTAACGTCAACACAGATGGGGGCGTTTATACCTTCTGGATGTACGGAATAAAGATTCAGAACGGACAAGCATCGGTTCAGGGTGGCGTTTATATTGGCTTTGATCAATACGCCATCTTCGGGAATAACCAGGTTACAGACTTAAGTCTGCCAGTTCTTCCAGATATGTACGTTTAAATAAATTTCTTTAGATCAACCTCGCTACGGCGGGGTTTTTTATTGCCCGGAGAAAATATGATTTACAGCACAGGCACTCTTTCAGTTAACGGAAATACCGCCACCGGCACCGGTACAAACTGGACGGCTCCCGCCAGTCAGATTCGTCTCGGCCAGACCCTGATGGTGCTTTCTAACCCCGTCCAGATGTTCCAGATCACCGCCATAAACAGTGCAACGTCGTTAACAGTAACGCCGGCCGCATCACCCGCGCTCACCGTACAGAAGTACGGCATTCTGATTACCGACAGCCTGTCAGTCGATGGCCTGGCGCAGAGCATTTCGCAACTCATTAACGAGTACGACGAGAATATTGGCGGCTGGGAAACGTTCGCCACTACCTCAGCAAACCAGAACATCACTGTCACCATCAACGGTAAAGCAGTCACCATTCCCGCTATTGGGGGACT